CACATGTAAAGTATTTCTCTCGTAAAGTTTTCTGGACCTAGTGTTTCTACATCAGCCTGTAGCCTATCGGATGAACCCCAATAGTCCTGCCAGTCCGATTCCTTGTGTCCGCGCCTTTTGTTTTTCTTGCCTTTGAGTGGTGGCTTTGTGGTTTTGAATTTGGCTAATTTCTTGCCTATGTATTTCTTGTTGTTGGTAGTATTGGTAATGAGATAAACGAAGCCTTCATATTCTTCTGGAATACTGTCAATGATATTGCCTTCAAATGTCCAACTCGGATTCGTCATCAGTCTTACTTACTTTCGACGGACGTCCGACCATGCCTTTTCTGGCTTCCTTTCTTTCCTGCCTCTTATTTTGGATTTCTAACCTTCTTACACTTGCAAACTTACGTATCTCGGACAGCCAAAAACGTGATTTGATTCCGGCTTCATCAGAACCTTTGTATTCAAAACGTTCTTGCCATTTAAAATAGTTTTGGAACGCTTCAATCATTTTGTCGTGACTGTCAGTTGCCATACGTTATTGGACTATTTCTATATCATTTGAATATGAAGTAAATCCATTCTCCTTAATAACTTTCAATACGTGATTAACACGCCCTGCTAGATCGTCTCTGTGTGAAATTAGGAATACATTCTTGTTTCTTTCACGTGTCATCTTCTTAAGAATACTGATACTACTTTCAACACCTGCACTATCCATGCCACTATCTACAAGCTCATCAATAAACAGTAGATTAATACCGTGATATAACGATTCCCAAACGTCTCTAAATGCCCAACTTAGACTTAAAATGAGTCTATTTCGTTCTCCTCTACTGAGGTTGTCGAAGTCTAAGTCCTGTCCCAGTTGTGTAATAACCACCGATAAGTCATTCTGAAATTCAACAATGTGTGGTAATCCAACCTTAGCAAGATAGTATGTTAGTCGCTGATTTAGATATGCTAGATTCTGTTCAATGATCTTCTTACGAACAAACGAATCCTTGTTTGTAAGTAGTTTATATAAGAAGTCCATATGATCTTTTTCTTTTGTAAGATCATTTAGAGAGTCAAAACTCACTTCCTGTAGTGCAGTTTCCTTTAAATCCTTAATCTGTTCAAGATACGGATTCTCTTCTTTGTGTTTTTGTTCCAGTTCCTTCTGCAAGCTCTCAACTGTATTCCTATGGTTGTATGCTTCTTCTACCGAATCATACTGCGTAGCAGGGCAAGATTCAAGTTCTCCTATCTCACTTACAACTTTTGCGTGTTCGTCGTATTGACTTTCGTTGGTAAGGATCTGCTGTGCTGCTTCTTGTAGTAATGCTTCCTTGTCTTTTAAAATTTCATCCTGTTTGCCATCATGCAGTTCCTGTCCGCATGCGTAACATTTGTGTTCTTTGAGGTCAGCAATTTCCTTGTCCAACTTCTTGATCAGTTTTTCCTGCTTCTCGTTATCGGCAGTTATACTTGCAATCCAACGCTGTGCCTCATCGAGAGAACGCTTTCTATCATTAAAGTTTTCCCAACACTTGTGTGCTTCAATTTCTGCTTCAATATCAATCTTTTCAAGTGTAGAAATGCTCTGTTCTAATTCTTTTATGCCCTGCTGTTTATTATCTTCCCACATTCGCTGTTTGCGTTCAAGGCTCTCAATATTTTGTTCAATTCTTTCGTTACTTGCCTTAACTGTTTCAATTCTTGTGTTTTCTGCGTTTATGGCATCTCTATTGACCTTCATCTTGTCCTTGAGTACTTCTGCTTTTTCCGAAAGCATGGTAATACCAAGCAGTTGTTCAATAATGGTACGCTGATCGTTGTTCTTCATAGAAAGGAAAGGTTCAGTATAAGTGTTCAGTGCAAGAATGTGCTTGAACATATCGTGGCTCATGCCAAATAGATCCTCAATTGCCTTCTGTGTTTCTCTGCTATCGCCTTGTGCTTCGTCATTGTCTGTCGGTTCCTGTTCAGTTCCGTTGACTGTAAACTTTAAAACGTTAGGCTTCCTGCCTCGCTGTATGGAATAATCAATGCCGCCCTTCTCAAATTCGATAGTAACCAGCATGCCCTTGCCGTTAATCTTGTTGATAAGATTATCTCGCTTGATGTTTGTAAGGGCGTTGCCGTAGATTGCATAACTTAGTGCATTGACGATAGTGGTCTTACCAGTGCCGTTTCTGGAACCGCTACCGTCTCCGCCTAGGTCTAGGTTTTCACCTAGCACAAGGGTAAGTTCTCCCTTGTCAAAGTCAATGGCTTGGGTCTGATTGCCAACGCTCATGAAGTTTTTAACCGTGATATTTTTAATTGTTATCATAGGTCTCGATAAATCTCCGTCAGCATGCGCCTGTCATAGGTCTCGCTGTCTAGTTGTTCAATTTGATTCAACACAATTGTATCAACGCTTTCAAATGAAACATCAATAGGATCAATGTTTGAATCCACTTCTACCTTTTCCGGAATCAGCATCAATTCACGCAACTTGAACTGCGGAATGAACTGTTCCTTGATAAAGTTTGCTTCTTCGAATGTAATCTGCACATCGATTGTTACACGACAGTGCATGTTTTCTTTTAGATGATCTTCTGGTTTTTCTAATAACTGCGAAAGTTTAAAAGTTCTAAACACGGGTTGATCAGGCCAAGTCTTGTATTCAGGCTTGCCTCCCCACTCTAAAAACATCATTCCACGCTCATCATCCCAAGCATCTGCATAGTTGTGTGGAAATGCATTGCCCATATAGGTTACGTTTCCTTGTGTTTGACGTTTGTGGAAGTGTCCTGAGAATACATACTCTTGATTAACAAAATGATCCGGTTGTAGTTCTCCGTGATCGGGCATTTCAACCATTGCATTCATTTTAAAATATGGTAATTCAAAGTGACCAAAAACATATCTGCTTTTAATATCTTTTACTGTTTTCCACTCTTCACCTACCAGCCACGGAAGCAGTGTTACTTCTCCTTCAGTGAACAGTTCTGTAATAGGAACAATGTTAGGAAACAGTCGCATAAACTCTATGCTATTAATTTCTCTCTTGTCCTTGTAGAACAAGTCATGGTTACCAACCATGAAATAAACTTTTTCAAATGTTTCGTTTAGTCTTTCTAGATTAGAAACTGTATAGTTCATCGTGCTGACATCTGTAGTCGCACGATTGTGATGCCAGTCTCCCAAAAAGATACAGGTCTCAGCACCAGCGGCTTTTGCTTCTTCGCAAAACCATTTTACAAAATTTTCACAATCTTGATTGTGTATTCTGCTGCCAGACTTCATACCAAAGTGAATGTCTGTGAAGCAGGCTGCTTTCTTAAATAACGGCATTCTTTACTCCTTACTATATTGTAATGGATTTTGTGACAAAAGTCAAGAGTCTTTTTTAAGTTCACCCCTAGGCTGAGACATTCCATTATCGCGTCCCTGTTCCTGTCGTGACCAACTTGGATTCATTCCGTTCATTTCAAGTATATCATCTCGAATATTTTGGTTTCGCTTTTCAATGTTGATGATTCTAACGAATGAATTGGTTACTGCCGCAGTATAATAAGCAAATGGATTCTGCGATTTGGATTCATCAAACTGCAATCCAATCTGTGCTAGTTGCAAAATAGCCTGTCCTTTCATTTCGTCGTTGTAAGTATATCCACGAACGTTACCTCGTGTTGCATATCTATCACACAGTTTCATCCACATAAGAGCAAGTTCATTAGTTGCCTTACCGGATTTTGGATTGAAGAATCCGTTTTCCATACCACCTTCCCAATGGCTCTTACCAACGCATATTAAATTGTCCTTTTCATCATACTTCCAATGCTGGAATGGTGGAAAGTTAACTTTCACATGACTGTCAGCGGTGCTTTTTTTAGTTTTCTTACGTGTTAGATCCTCCGGAATGTGTTCAAATGTCATAATACGGAAGATTAGATCCGTTTTTTCCATTTTTCTGTAATCTATATCGAATTCTTTTGCTGGAATCTTCTTGCCAGCCGCCTCTACGGCTGCTTCGTGATTTGCTTTAGCGATCCTTGCAGCACGATTTCTTTTCGCTTCTGCAATGGTTCTTATGTTAATTTTTTCTAGACTTGGCAGTATGATATCGTATTGATGATGTTCTTTATCAACATAGGAGCAAAACGTGTTTTTACTTTTATGTATCTGTGCCAGTAGGTCTCTATTGTTAAGGTATTTGACTTTTTTCATAATTTTTGATTGTTCTCCTAATATTTATTATAATAGCACATAATGATAGAAATAAATAGAGTAAAGATAAGGAAATATTACCAAAATGAGTTTATCAAATAATCCGCAAGCACAACTGGTGCAAAAGGTCGCTAGTGAAATTAGCGCAGCCGTCGCAGCAGCGGAAGCAGCAGCACCTGAGATAGCAAACCAATTGCAAAAAGCAAGACTGGATGCTAAAATGGCCAAACTCGGTGGCGACATTGGAAGTGGTTTAAACCAAGCCACAGCAGCAGGTGCAGGCTTTCTAGATAAAGTTACCACAGGCATGGGCAATGTTGTTAACAACAATACGGGCGGAGGCTTTCTAGATACAGTAGCAGACACTGTAGGAAGTTTTGGTAGTGTTATAGGAGATGCAGCGGAAGGCATCGCAGGCGCAGCCGCAAATATAGGTGATGAAATAGGATCACTTGCCAGCAAATTTACCGGTGGTAATCTAGCAGGCGGAGTAGAAAATTTAGCAGGAGCAATTGCACAGGGTGCAGGTGCACTTAATGATTTTTTAAGTTTAAAGCGTGGTGCTAATCTACCCAAGGAAGGAGAGCTCTTTACTTCATCGGGTGAAGGCATAGAAGTATTACCTAAGAACGGTGCAGATTGGCGTGTAAGAATAGCGTGTGATTGGAGTCTCTTTCCAAACAATCCTCAGTTTGAATTATTACAAAAGTCAGCGGGTGTAGTTTTTCCCATCCTGCCTGATATTACTTTTTCAACTAAGGCAAATTATACACAGATAGATCCAGTACACAACAACTACCCCTTCCAGGCTTATAAAAATTCTCAGATTGACGAAATTATGATTAATGGAACATTTATTGCTGAGGATGAAACACAGGCAGCCTATTGGATCGCAATGACAACATTCTTTAAAACTATGACCAAGATGTTCTATGGTCAAGGTGCAAATGCCGGCGCACCGCCACCAGTATGCAGATTAACAGGGTATGGTGCAAGTGTGTTTGATAATATTCCGGTTGTTGTAAAATCGTTCTCAGTAGATTTCAGCAAGGATGTAAACTATAAACGCTGTAATGCATTTAATACTAATACATGGGTACCGATTACTAGCAGCGTTAATGTAACAGTACAACCAGTTTACAACAGAAGAAATCTAAGACAGTTTAGTTTGACTGATTATGCAAAGGGTAATTTTTATACACCAAGCGGTAGAGGATACCTATAATGGCAACATATAGACAAACATCACCTTACTCGGCAACGAGACAAAACAATTTATATCTTGAGCTACTAAGTATCAGACCTGTGCCATCACAGAAGGACGATTACTTATATACTATTGAAAGTCAATATACTAGACGTCCAGATTTATTAGCCTATGATCTATATGGAGATGCTAAACTATGGTGGGTATTTGTGCAGAGAAACATGGAAACAATTAAAGACCCAATTTATGATTTTGTTCCTGGAGTAAAAATTTACATACCAAAGAAATCTAATTTAAAAGCATTCTTAGGAGTCTAGAATGGCTAATTTGGAAGAGTATAGAATTCAATCAACAGGAACCGCCGCTAACATTAATATTACTGATGAAGTCAGACAGCAACCTTACATTACTACTAGAATAAATGGCAAAGAAGCCAAGGTATATGGCACGCAGGAACAGTTAGATGCTTATCAGAACAAGAAACCGGATGGCACAAAAAATATTCCAGCCGCCACCGATACTGCCATTCCGCAGATATTTGTAGATGCATTTAAAAAAGCCGCAGGCGCAAAGGTAGATATAGACCAAGAACAAAAATCCGATGCTGCAGGTGCTGAAGAATCTCAAAACTCAAATTCAGGAACTTCAGGAAAGAATTTAAGTAGCCTTGTTCCAAACCCTCTCGGCAATTTTGCTTCTATCAATCATCTATGGACTATGGCAGTATTAACTCCTAAACAATTTAATAATCCTGCCCTCTATAGAAATTCAGTAGGATTAAGTTTCGCTTCACAGAGTTATGACGTTAAATCAACGGTAACTAGAGAAAATCAACACGGAAGTTTCGAAGAAACTAGAACTGCCACTCTATCTAGCAGCATAGTTTTTTCTAGCGCAGGAAGAGGCGATGCAGAAAGAGTAAACACGAAATACGGAAAGCCAGAATATTTCATTGATGATTTTGAAATGACTTCTGTAATTGCTGCCACGCCCAAGACAGGTAATCAAAATGCAATTGCTTTTACTTTTAATATTCTAGAACCGTTTTCAATGGGATTGCTTTTACAATCATTGCAGAATGCAGCAATTAAGGCCGGCTATGTAAACTATCTAGATTCTCCGTTTCTATTAAAACTTGATATAATAGGCTATGACGAGGACGCAACACTTAAGAAAACAATTAAGCCTAAATATTTTATAGTTAAATTAAAGAAGGTTACTTTTACTGTAGACGAAACAGGAAGCAAGTATGCAGTTGAAGCGTATCCATACAATTATCAGGGATTTAGTGACACGGTTGATACGGCCTTTACTGATATCAACATAAGTGTTACTACAGATGGCGCTTCGGATGCAGGACAGCATCCAAACGAGAAAGGAACTGTAAGAGATCTATTAGCAACAGGAAAAAATAGTTTAGTATCGTTATTGAATAAAAACGAAGAGCTTGCTGTAAAACAAGGTAGATATAAAATTAAGGATAGGTACGAAATACATTTTCCTGAAACACCAGATCAAAGATTTACAAATCAAGACGATTCAAGCAATGATTCCGGAGCAGGAGCAACTTATGATCCATCCAGCCCAGGTCAAAAAGCAGTTGGTGGAACTGAAGTTGATGCTACAACGAGTCAAAATATTGGTAACAATCCTATTTCTAAATCAAACTTTGGTTTTGATGTCAAGACCGGTGGTAACTTTCCTTTCAAAACTGACAAGGATGTTGTTGATGAAGAAACCAAGCGTGTGAAGAGAGGAATAATGCAGATTGATGAAAAGTCAAGATCCTTTCACTTTACTCAAAAACAAAAATTGACTGATATTATTACACAGGTTATCTTAAGTTCTACCTGGGCAAAACAAGCAACTCAAAAAGCCACGAAAGCAGACGGAATGATAGATTGGTTTAAAATAGATGTGCAGATTGAATTTCTTGAGTATGATGATACCATTGGAGACTTCGCAAAAAAATACGTTTATAGAGTAGTACCTTTTAAAGTGCATTCTAGCATTTTCGGAAATCCAAATGCAGTGCCTGTAGGATATGATATATTAGAAAAAGATATAGTTAAGAAATACGAATACATCTATACTGGACAGAACTCAGAAATTTTAGACTTTAATATTGAGATAAACTATCTATTTTATAGTGGATCAAATCCCCAGTCAGAGTCTAAAACTAAAAATGAACAGAACAAAGATAACAAAGGTACTGTTGAGCAAAAAACAGTCGAAACAAAAACCAGTACAGGTAATGAAGCAAAAGCCCAGGCAGCAAATCTAGGAAAATCAAAAATTAAGAAAAATCCAAATTTATTTTCTGTACTCAGGGGAGGGTCTGGAGATACAGGTGTAGAACAGAAAATTGCAGAAAGTTTTCAAGACGCATTTATTAATGTTACAAGTTCAGATTTAGTAAGAATTAATTTTACAATCATGGGCGACACATATTATCTAGTAGACAGCGGTCTCGGTAATTATTTTGCTAAAACGTCTCCACAGTCAACCTTGCTCACAGAAGACGGCACTATGAATTATGAAGGGCAGGATGTTTACGTGTATCTTACATTTAGAACACCTGCAGATATAAACGAACGTACCGGAGGGTTTGAGTTTGATGAAGGTGTTAGTCCTTTCAGCGGTATCTATAGAGTAATTAAAGTTATCAGTAAATTTTCCGGTGGAACATTCAAACAGGATCTTGAGTGTGTTAGAATGCAAGCACAACCAACAGATTTTGACGGAGAAAAGACTACGGTAGATAAACAAAATAATAAAACGGTAGAAGTAGTCGGCGAAGGTAAAGAACAAACCAATGTTAGCGAAGAAGTTAAGTCTACAACTACAGGTACAACTAAACCAGGTATTAACTTAGGTGCAGACATTCCAAAAACTAGTGTAGAATTTCCTGCGCAGAAAAATCGAAACCTAAACACAGGACAACAAGATCAACCAAATCAAGAAGAGAGAGAATTTGATATAGAATTAAATGAAGGTGTAACATAAAATGGCAATACAGCGAAGAAGTCCTAGCAAAGAAACTGCCGGCGTAAATCTCGGAAGTGGAGTGTATCTTGCAAAAGTTATCAGCACCATGGATCCTACATTCAATGGTAGATTGAGAGTTTCTCTTCTAAAGGACCAAGGAAATGATATTGGTGCAGATAATCAAACTTATACTGTAAACTATGCATCACCTTTCTTTGGGTATACTCCTTTTCCTGCAATGGGTAAAAACAATACAGATTTTAATGATACACAAAAATCATACGGCATGTGGTTTGTACCACCAGATGTTGGCGTTACTGTAATGTGTGTATTTGTTGATGGTGATCCAGGAGAGGGCTATTGGTTTGCCTGTTTACCACCTAACTTTGCCAACAACATGGTTCCGGGAATAGCAGGCACCAAGGAAGTTGCGCTTACAGATGCTGATAAGAAAAAATTTGACACCACACAGCCTCTTCCGTCGGGTGAAATAAACAAGAGATTCAATCAAGAAGATGCTGAAAAGGATCCGGACAAAATTAAGAAACCGGTTCACCCTATAGCGGATAGGTTCCTTGAACAAGGAACTCTTGAAGACGATGTGAGGGGTGTTACCAACAGTTCTGCCCGAAGAAATGTGCCAAACTCCGTGTTTGGTATTTCAACGCCCGGACCGCTGGATTGGAGAGATGGCAGTAAGAGAATGACAGTCGGTCCCACAGATAGTCAATCATTAGACGGTGTTGCTGTTTCAAGATTAGGAGGTACACAGTTTGTATTTGATGACGGTGATGACAGATACGTAAGACAGACAAAAGCGAGTGATGGTCCTGTAAGATATATTGACTTGCTAGAAAAAAGATTTGCTGACAATGATGCAAAACCTACTAACGAAAAAGGTGAACCTACAATTCCTTACAACGAATATGCTAGACTGAGAACAAGGACCGGGCATCAAATTTTATTACACAATTCCGAGGACCTTATCTACATAGGAAATGCAAGAGGAAGTGCGTGGGTTGAATTAACATCCAATGGTAAGATAGATATCTATGCAGCGGACAGTATAAGCATACACACGGAAAATGATTTAAACATAAAAGCAGACAGAGACATAAACATTGAAGCGGGTAGGAACATCAACATGAAAGCAACTGCGGAATACGTTTCGGTTGATGAATTGCATCGCAGAGACGATGATGGCAATCCGATACCCAAGATACAGGATGGTAGAGAGTTTGAGGCGGGCCGAATACAGATCGAGAGTGCATTTAACACTAACATACTAATTGGTGCAAATGGTAAAATTGAAACACGCAGTTATGAAAATGCAGAAGGTGTAATTGTTCCTGGAGACTTGGATATTGATGTGATAGGCAATACTAGAATAGAACAGAAAATTAATCTTGATATCAAGACAGGATTAAGAACGAGTCTAACGGCAGGAGCGAACACCGAGATACTAAGCACAGGTCAGCACATTGAAACAGCAGAACAGATACACATGAACGGTCCTGCAGCAAGAACAGCAGACTCAGCGAAGAGCATTAAGGATCTACATTTGCATACGACATTGTTTAATAATGTAAATGTTGGATGGCCTAAGTTAAGATATATAGACGGAAAAATAAAAACAATAATGAAAAGGGTACCTATGCACGAACCTTGGGCTTTGCATGAGAATTTTGCACCTGCTCAGCAGAAGGAAGAGTTTACTGACAGGGAACTAGAGGAGTAGGATTATGAAGAAGATATACAATCAAAAATCAGTGGCAGTTAACCAAGCAAGTGTGGGAGCAGAAGGAGCAAACACATTTACATACAGAGGATTCAATTCAAAGAACAAGGCAAGCGGGTTTAAGTTATATGATATTGACTTGGTAAAGCAGGACATAATTAATCATTTCTACATAAGAAAGGGAGAAAAATTAGAAAATCCCACATTCGGAACCATAATATGGGATATGATATTTGAACAGTTTACGGAAGAAGTTAAGAATATGATAGCCAAGGATGTTGAAACCATAATAAATTATGATCCTAGGGTAGTGGTTCAAAGTGTAAGTGTAGATAGCACGGAGCAGGGCATGAGAATTGAAGCAGATGTTATATACGTCCCGTTTAATGTTACTGAAAGAATGCGATTTAACTTTGACAGAAATAACTCCGTTATAAACTGATCAGTTTATTACAAGGGCTAAATATTACAATAGGACATTAATAAATGAGCACAACGTCAAGACAGAATAATTTAATACTAAATCAAGACTGGACACGCATCTATCAAACGTTTAGAAATGCGGATTTCAAGTCCTATGATTTTGAAAATATTCGCAGAGTAATTATAGCCTATTTGAGAGAAAATTATCCTGAAGATTTCAATGATTACATTGAAAGTTCTGAGTATATGGCATTGGTTGACGCAATTGCCTTCCTAGGACAAAGCCTTTCATTTAGATTAGATTTAGCAAGTAGAGAAAACTTTTTAGAATTAGCAGAACGTAAAGAAAGCGTTCTAAGAATTGCCCGCATGTTATCATACAATGCAAAGCGTAACATTGGTAGTAGCGGACTACTTAAATTTAATAGTATTTCAACTACTGAAAATATAGTGGATAGTAACGGAAGAAATCTAGCTCAGCAAACAGTAAAGTGGAATGATCCTACTAACACAAACTGGGCAGAACAATTTGTTCTAGTTCTTAATTCTGCAATGGCAGACAATGTGGAATTTGGCAGAAGTGAAGGGTCTGCTACAATTCAAGGTATACCCACTGAACAGTATAGATTTAGAACAACCACAACTGACATTCCGTTGTTTACATTTACAAAATCTGTTGCTGGAAGAAACATGGCATTCGAATTAGTAAGTACTTCATTTAAAGATTCAGAAAAAATCTATGAGGAAGCACCTACTCCAGGAAATCAATTAGGCTTTGTTTATAGACAGGATGGTAAAGGATCCGCAAGTGCAAATACAGGATTTTTCCTACAGTTTAAACAAGGAAGTTTGGAATTAGCAAATTTTACAATTAATACCCCAACCACAAACGAAACTATCGCTGTTGAAACAAATAACATCAATAATGATGATTTGTGGTTATTCGGAGTAAACAGTGCAGGAGGCCAAGAAGCAGAATGGACCAGAGTTGATACTCTAACAGGAAACAATATTGCATATAACAGTATAGTAGGAAATATAAAAAACATTTATTCTGTATCAACACAACCTGATGATAGAGTAAATCTTGTTTTTGCTGATGGTACATATGGCAATCTTCCGCAGGGCTCATTTAGAGTTTACTATAGGGTTAGTAATGGTTTGGAATATTCAATTGCTCCTACTGACATGAGGGGTATTTCAATAGATGTTGATTACGTTAATAAGTCAGGAATTGGACATACCTTAACTATTAATCTTGGATTACAATACACAGTTAATAATGCAGCAGCACCAGAAAGTACAGAAACAATTAGACAGAATGCTCCTGCACTTTATTATACACAGAACAGAATGGTAACGGGTGAAGATTACAACCTTGCTCCGTTAGCCAGTTCTCAGAATATTTTAAAACTAAAAGCAATCAACAGAACTTCGAGTGGTATATCTAGAAATTATGATATTATAGATGCAAGCGGAAAATATAGTGCAGTAAATGTATTTGCAGATGACGGGTACATCTATAAACAAGATTCAGAAAGAAGTTTATTTTTTAAATTTACAACAAAGACCGAAATTATAAACTTCCTTAGACAAAATATCGAAGGCGCTTTTGCAGACAAAGATTTATACAACTTTTATATTACAAAATATGAAAGAGTAACATTTAGTGAAAACACAACAGCATGGACTAGCGTAACTAATGATTTAAATAGTGGTACGGGTTACTTTAATAATACTATTGATAACAGTTTGCTTAAGGTAGGAACATATTCTACAAGCAGTCTTAAGTTTTTAAGTGTAGGCGCTACAGTCAAATTTATTGCTCCTCCAGGTTATCATTTTATGACTGATCAAAATAATAAACTAATGGAAGGCGATGCAGATCATGCAGGAAGTTCAACATATATTTGGGCTAAAGTGCAATCAGTAATCGGAGACGGAACAAACGCAAACAGAGGAGCTCTTTCGTCCGGGCTAGGACCAATTACATTTAATGAAAACATCCCTACAGGCGCTATTGCAACTAATATTGTTCCTAAATTTGTTAATGATTTAAATGTTGCTTTAGAGACTGAAATGACCAACCTTATGTTTGCTAATCTTAACTTTGGGCTGAGATATAATACAGCAGATACTTCATGGAAGATTATACAAAATCAAAATTTGGATCTAGTAAGTAATTTTAATCTTGGTAAGGCAGGTGACACAACTAACGAAAATCTTGATGCTTCTTGGTTGTTTGCATTTGTAAAAGAGAATGATCAATATGTAGTTAGAATTAGAACACTAAATTATGTATTTGGTAGCGTTGAACAAAATAGATTCTATTTTGATAAAAATGAGATTGCATATAACAATTTAACAGGACGTCTATCCAAGGATATGGTAAACGTTTTAGGTATTAATAGCCAACAAAATAGCTCATCTGCAATTGGTAGAGATTATAAATTTGAAATCACAGATACTATTAAGTTCGATGACGGTTACGAAAGTAATAAAGAAATTAAGTTGAGTTTTGCAGATACTGATAGTGATGGAGTAGTAGATGATCCTGATTCATTTGTAAATATCGTAGGTAACGATGTTGATGCAAATTATCTTTTCTTTCAAAGAAGTACAGATCAATATGGTTCAGATATATTAAATCTTTTTAATAATACTACAAATACAATATTGATTGCTGTTAGAGAGTCTCAAATCAATATTAATGACTACGATGATGGACAATTAATTTACTTTAGTGATATTGCTGAAAATAGAATAAAACGTGTTAACAGGAATACAAATACTTTAGATCTAGATAGTTCTTATGTTGCCTACATTGGTCGAAGAGATATTAAATTTCAATACACACATAGTGCTAGTGAAGATAGAAGAATTGATCCTAGTGTTACAAACATAATTGATTTATTCTTACTCACTAAAAACTATGATACGGCATATAGAAATTATCTTGCCGGAGCAACTACAGAACCTGTCGCACCAACAACAGATAGTTTACGAGTTGAGTTTGGAGGCAATCTAAGCCAGATTAAAACTATAAGTGATGAAATCATTTATCATCCTGTAAAATACAAAGTACTATTTGGAAGCAAGGCAGAAACTAAACTACAAGCAGAATTTAAAGTTGTTAAAAATCCAGGAAAATCAATTAATGATAATAACTTAAAGGTAAGAATTATAAATGCAATTAATCAATTCTTTTCAATAAGCAATTGGGATTTTGGAGATAGATTTTATCTAAGTGAATTAACGACTTATGTAATTAACACAGTTTCTCCTGATGTTACAAATTTTGTTATTTTACCTAGAGCAACAAATCAGTCGTTCGGTAGCCTATTTGAAATTCAAAGCAAATCTGACGAAATATTTGTTAGCGGTGCAACGGTTGATGATGTTAAAATAGTTACTAGTATAACCGCTGCAGAAATAAGATCCAGTACAGGATCAATAGAAAGTAATTCATCGTCGAACAAAACAAGTTCGTCAAGTTCTAGCAGCGGAGGTTCTAGTTACTAATGGTAGATAAAGTATATCCTAACAGCCAATTACCGGTAAGAAAAAGTTCTGAATTACTTCCGCAGACTTTTAGAACCGATGCCAACGATAAGTTTTTATCCGGAGTTCTTGATCCTCTTGTTCAACCAGGAGCATTAGACAAACTATCTGGATATATTGGTAGAAGATTTGGTAAAACATTCAACGGTAACAATGTTTATCTTGATACAGATAATACCTTACGTAGTAGGTATCAATTAGAACCGGGTGTGACGGTTGAAAACAACCAAGTTATAACTAAGTTTTACGATTATTTAGATTTTAAAAATATAGAAACTTTCTTTGGAAATACAAACGAAAGAGATGACAAGACAACTTACCAGGAACACTACTCTTGGAACCCTCCCATCGACTGGGATAAGTTTACTAATTATAGAGAATATTATTGGGTACCACAAGGTCCGCCAACAGTATCTATTGTAGGACAAACACAAACGGTTCAGTCTACATATAAGGTAAATCAAGGTACTGGATCTACTTGGGTGTTTACTCCGGATGGTTTTACAAACAATCCTTTAATAACCTTATATAGAGGCCAAACATACAACTTCAATGTTAACTCGCCAGGAGAACCTTTTGTTTTAAGGACAAATTATGATACAGGAAGTTTAAATTACGAACCTATAAAAACATATTTTCCCGGAGATCTTGCAGTATATGATGGAAAACTTTGGCGTGCAAAAATAGAAATATCTCCAAGTGACGGAAGTTCGATTGATATTAATTCGCAAGACTGGGAACTAATTGATAGTTCAGCATCTTTTAACAGCCTTATATATAACAATGGTGTAACAAACAATAGCGTAGAAGTTGGAACGTTAACATTTGAAGTACCTCTAGACTCGCCCGATGTTATCTATTACCAAAGTGCAACAGACCCAAACAGACTTGGAAGATTTATTATTGCAGATATAGAATTTAATACTGCAATAAATGTTGAAAAAGAAATTGTCGGAAAAACATATTACACGAGTGCCAATGGTGTAGAACTTTCAAACGGAATGATAATCGAATTCCAAGGCCAGGTAGAAAGCGAAAAATATGCTTCTGACACATGGTTAGTTGAAGGAGTTGGAAAAGCAATTAGATTAATACGGTTTGCTGATTTAATACCTCCTTCTATAAGTTCTAATACACCTGAAATATTATTTGACAATCAAGGATTTGATACACAGCCATTTGATGACGCTACTTTATATCCTGCTAACAAGGATTATGTAACAATTAATAGAAGTAGTCTAGATCTAAATCCGTGGAGTAGATACAACAGATGGTTTCACAGAAGTGTATTAGAATATGCATACAAATTTAGAAATAGTGATTTTGATGCAATGGAGGAATCAAGAGCAAAACGTCCCATAATAGAATTCCATCCTAATGTAAAATTATATAAACAAGGAACGAATGCAAAACAATCTGTTGATTATGTAGATGATTATACAGTTGATATTTTTTCAACCATTGAAGGAAGTACAGGGTATAGCGTAGACGGAGAATTTCTTTTTGAAGGAGCAAGAGTTCTTGTAACAGCAGATACAGATAATTTAGCAAATAACAAAATATATGAAGTAAATTTTATTATTCATAATGGCGTAAGACAGATTACTTTGAAAGAAACTGCTGATAGCAATCCGCAGGCTGGAGAATGTATTCTTGCTAGTCGAGGTTCTGCAAATTCTGGAAAAATGTTTTATTTTAACGGCACTGGATGGCTGCGCAGTCAAGATAAAACTTCGGTTAATCAGTCACCGCTATTTGATAGTTTCGACGAAAATGGTGTTGCACTTGATGATGTACAAACATATCCTGTGAGTAGTTTTAAAGGTAGCAAAATATTCAGTTACAAACAAGGGTCGGGTCCGATTGATAAAGAGTTAGGGTTTGCTATATCTTATCAAAATATTGATAATGTAGGAGATATAGAATTTGATTGGAATTGGGAAACCGAAACATTTACATATACAATTAATCAAAAAGCATCTATTGATAATCTAAACAAATATTACTATCAGGTAAATGGAAATTATGAGAATGGTTGGGTACAAACTAATTTTAAATATTTACAACCTATAGTAGATAGTATAACAATAATAAATGCAACGAACACTGTTGAATTTAATACTGTTGATTTTAAACAACAAGATAAAATTGACACTATTATTTTTTATCTTAACGGAACTGAATTTAAGGAAGATTATACACGAGAGAATAATCAATTTACATTTACAACAACATTTCAGCCAAAGGATATATTAACTGTAAAAGTTATTGGCGAACTAGAACCCGATCAAGGATATTATGAAATACCACTTGGACTAGAAAAAAATCCGTTAAACGAAAAACTGTCAACATTTACGTTAGGACAAGCAGTAGACCATGTTAAAACAGCACTAGAATTTGATAATAGATTCGTTGGAAATTTACCAGGAGTATCTAATTTAAGAGATATTTCAGACTTTACAAATAATGCTAAAAGATTTTTAAAGCATAGTGGTGTAGCATCGTCTGCATTGCTTATGCTTTGTGATAAAGAACTTAATATTATTAAGTCTCTTCAGCATTCTAAAAAACAGTATTCTCTTTTTAAAGAAAACTTTATTAAAAAATCTTACGAAGTTGATGAAAACGAAAATATATCTGATTTAGTTGATAGTATATTTGAAGAACTTAACAAAACAAAAAATTCTTCAAGTTCTTTTGCTGACAGTGATATGCTTGGTACTGGAGCATTTACTAAACTTGAATACACAGTGGATGATCCTGGAATTAAAACATTTACACTAAATGAAGGTTTTGATTTAGAAACGCAAAGTAGGCGTGCAGTATACATTTATAAAAATGGAACGCAATTGCTTAACGGTAGAGATTATACTTTTAGTTCGGAGTTTGCGTTTGTAAATTTACTTATAGATCTACAGCAAGGAGATAAAATAGAAATAAAAGAATATGTCTCCACAGCATCTTGCCATATACCACCAACACCGACTTCAATAGGATTGTATAAAAAATTTACTCCGATGAAGTTTACGGATGATACTTATAGAGATCCTCAGGACGTAATCCAAGGACACGATGGAAGCATCACAATTGCCTACGGTGACTTTAGAGATGATGTTTTACTTGAGCTTGAGTATAGAATCTATAACAATATAAAACAGGAATATGATCCAACAGTATTTGATATTGATGCTAACCTTGGTGGTTATTATGATAAGGGAGTGTTTACAAAACAAGAATTTGATAATATAGCCAATCAAGAATTTTTACGTTGGGTTGCAAATACTAATCTTGGGTATACTCCTAACACATATTTAAAAGACACAGAATCGTTTACATATACGTATTCAAATATGACCAGCCCAGACGGACAAGAAAATTTGCCAGGTTGGTGGAGAGGAGTTTATCAGTATTTTTATGACACTGATAGACCCCACCGTTGTCCTTGGGAAATGCTTGGCTTTAGCGAAAAACCAACTTGGTGGGAAAGCGAATATGGTGCGGCTCCATATACTTCGGGTAACTTAATTCTCTGGGAAGATATAAGGGATGGAATAGTACGCCAAGGAGACAGAGCAGGAACATATAAACGATATGCAAGATCCTCAATACTAAAACACATTCCGGTTGACGAACACGGAAGTTTACTAAGTCCTCTAGATAGCGGTCTAGCAGGAAACTTTACCTTTACTAATAATAAAGGAAGTTTTGTATTAGGAGATATTTCTCCTATAGAGTATGCATATAGAAGTAGTTCAGAATTTCCATTTGTTATTATAATTGCTTTATGTTTGTTGCGTCCTTTTGAATTTATAATTGCTAACTTTGATAGAAGTAAAACTAAACGAAATATCGCAGGCCAGATAATAAGTAAAGACACTGGAATATTCATAGTTCCAAAAGAACTTAAAATGCCAATCACGGGAGAAACAATTACTACCGGACTAGCATTTTATCTAAGCAGTTATCTTAAATCACAAGGTAAGATTGTTTCAACAGCACAAGGAAACTTGTCTAATGTAAATGTAAGATTAACAAGTAGATTGAGTGGATTTGTAGATAAGTCACAGCAAAAATATTTGTTAGATTCTAAAAGTCCAGCATCTGCTAGTTCTAGTATATTCATTCCGCAAGAAAATTATAATATTTTCTTTAATGTTTCTTCACCAATACAAACTCTAACTTATAGTGGTGTTATATTTGAAAAGACAGAAGGCGGATGGATAATAAATGGTTATGATGATGTAAGTCCGTATTTTCCTATTTACGAACCAGTACCAAATCAAAAGGATCCAACCTTAACAGTAGGCGGTGTTAGTGCAACGTTTGTTGATTGGAGTTCAAACCAACTTTATAATAATGGTGCAATAATTCAATATAGAAACGATTTCTACCGTGCAAAACTTTCACATACAAGTAGTGAAACATTTGAATTAGCAAACTGGAGCAAACTTCCTGAATTACCAATAATTGGCGGTGTTGTTGCACAAAGACGAAATAATTTTAATAAGTTTAGAACTGTAAACATTAGTTATGGAACAACTCTTAATAGTGTACAAAGTGTTGTTGATTTCTTAATAGGTTACGAAGAATATCTTAAAACTCAAGGTTTTGTTTTTGAAAATTATGATTCACAAAATCAAGTAATGCAGGATTTTACGACTGCTTCCAAAGAATTCATGTTTTGGACACAGAATGAATGGGAAGTTGGTTCTCTTCTAGCAGTAAGTCCGGGCGCAGCAAAAATCAAAGTAATTGTACCTGTCGGTGTTGTCGACAATTTATTGGATAGTTTTTACGATTACAATGTTCTTACTGATAACGGTGAGCCTATGGAAATAGGTAATTTTGATGTAAACAGAGAGTTTCAAACTTTTACATTTACAATCAATGACACTACAAGAGGTTTATTTTATCTTAAATTAAATTATGTTCTCAAAGAGCATATTGCTATCTTTAATGATAGAACAGTTTTTAACGATATAATTTTTGATAAACCTACAGGATATAGACAGGAAAGAATTAAGGTCCAAGGATTCCGTACAGTTGACTGGGACGGTGATTATACATCTCCGGGATTTTTGTTTGATAATGTTAACATTGCAGGCTGGCAACCATTTACAGATTACAAACTTGGTGATATTATAAACTACCAAGGCGTTAATTATACCAGCAAGCGAAATCACGCAAGCGACGAAGAATTCAATGCAAGAAATTGGACCGTACTAGATTCTACGCTAGATAAAAAGTTGATTCCTAATTACGACTTTAAAATTAATCAGATGGAAGATTATTTTGATGTTGACACTGAAGGACTTTCACAAAGTCAGCGTGATCTAGCAAGGCACACGGTAGGATATCAAACAAGAGATTATCTGCAAAACCTATCAGAAGATCCTGTTACACAATTTAGACTGTATCAAGGATTTATAAGAGAAAAAGGTACTAATAATTCTTTTACCAAGATATTTGACAAATTAGGAAGAACTGATGGAGCCGGAGTTCAACTAAAAGAAGAATGGGCTTTCAAGGTTGGAACACTTGGCGGCACTGATCAATCAAAGGTTATTGAACTTAGATTAGATACAGATGATTTTGTTTTAAATCCGCAACCAGTATTGGTTACAGATAGCGAAAACATTAACACCGTTGACATATATTATAGAGTAAA